CTCCACGGTGTCGGAGCGGATGGCGTGCAGGCAGGTCGCCAGCGCCGCGATCTGGCCGCAGGTGATGCCGTCGGCCACGCGGTATTTCGGCCCGCTGGCGTCCATGCCGTCGCGCTCGATGGACTTGTCGGGGTCGGCGCGCACCGCCCGCTCGGCAAACGCCAGCCTGGAGCTTTTGCCGTCGGCGGCCACGCCGGCCTTCAGCGCGTGGAAGGCGGCAATGGCCGGAAGCAAATCGGCGTCGGTAAACAGGCGGTCTCTCGCAATGTCCGGCACGTTGGTCAGCACGATGCAGCCATCGCGGCGCTCGGCGCGGTAGTCGGCCTCGGCGCCGATCACCAGCACGCGGGCCTCTGGGTCGTAGGCCGAAAACAGCGAGCACGGGCGGCCGCCGTAGCCCGTGACGGTGGCTTGGATCTGGATCACGGCGTCGCCTTCACGTTGACGGACTGCACCAGCGGGTAGCCCGCCGGATCGTCGATGCCGGGCGTGCCCTTGCCGTCGTTCGGCTCGCCCTCCTTGGGCGCGTCGTACAGCGGCACTTCGACGCGCAGCGACAGGTCGATGGCCAGCACGGTCAGGTTCTTGGCGTCGGTGTTGATCGCCATGGCCGGGTTTTCCGGCGTTTCGATCTGCACCGGCCACGCCGTGTCCACCCCGGCGAAGCGGTACACGGCATCGAACCGGCGGTTCTCGCTCGCGTCCAAAAACAGCAGGAACTGCGCGGCCAGCGAGTGCGCCGACGGCTCATCCGTGGCGAAGATGACGACTTGCGCCCGCACGTCGCCCGCCACGGCGCGCAGCCCGAACATCCGCTCCTTCGCGTCGCCGGGAATCATCACCAACTGGCGTTCGGCCACCTGGCGGGTGTAGTCGCGCCCGGTCGGCACGTAGTCCTTGGAAATGGCGACGATGATGGCGGGAAGCTCCGGCGGCGCGGTGGGTGCGCCCTCCAGATCGGCGCGCAGCCAGAGCGCCAGCATGTCCTCGGCGGCGTCCACCATGCGCGCCGGCGCCCAGGCGACAGCCTTGGCCAGCGGGCGCGTGACGTAGCCCTCCAGCGGCTTGGTGGTCGGCACGATGGACGCGAAGTAGCGGCCCATGAACTGTCCGAGCGCGATCTTGACGTTCTGGAGCATGACCGCTTACCGCAGGAACTTTTCGAGCAGCCGCCCGTAGGCCGGAACGCTCTGCGCCGGGTCGGCGTTGTTCGCCGGCTCGACGAATTTCGGCAACGCCATGGCAGAGCGGAAGGCTTCGGCGTCGCGGCGCATCCGCTCCATCTGATCGGCGGAGACGGCGAAGGGCGACATGGGCGCGGAATCCAGCACGGCGCCAGTGGGAGCGCCCTTGGCCGCCAGCAGTGACAGCAGTTGCTCGTTTTCGGCGCTCAGGCGCTCGATGACGCCGTTGGCAATGTCGCGCTCCGCCGTGGCCGAGTCCAGCAGGCGGTTCAGGCCGCGCAACTGCTCGTCGTAGATGGCCGCCTGCACGTCGTCCAGCGTCATGCCCCGCACGTCGTCCAGGGTGTAGCCCCTGTTGGTGCTGTAGTTCGGCTCCAGCACGTAGTCGAAGCCGAAGAACTCGGGCCGGGTCTGGTCGATGGCCGAGCTGAAACCGCCCACGCGGTTGGAAAACAGCTTCGCCGCCACCTGGCCGGGGTCGTTGTTGAGGAATTCGGCTTGATGCTCGATGGTGCCGTCCGGGCTGGCGCGCAGCAGGGTCGTCACCAGCGCGGGTTCCACCAGGGACGGCAAGCCATCCTCCAGCCCGCCTTCCGCCGGGTTCATGCCGAACTTGATGCGCGGCCAGTGGCCGTAGTAACCCACCAGGTCGCGGTTTTTCACGCGCTCCTGGCAGGCCGGGCCGTTGATGGCGTCGCAAATGGCGCGGAGGTTGAAATTCCGCTCCTTGCCGCGATACTGGCGCCCGCGATCACGCAGGTTGTAGCTGATGACTGGCGTTTCCATCGTGCGAACTCGGTAGCAATGACTCGAACGATGCTCCCACCTTCGGCGCTGGATTTCTTCGATGTTTTCCGTCCCATCTTGATGGCTCTAATCCATTGGATTAGAATATGGCATGGCCGAAACACTGCACGGCATCGCCGAGATGCCGACCTACATCCGCGTGGCCGACAAGCTCCTGAGCGCGAAAGAGCGCCAGGAGCTGATCGACTACTTGGCCGAGCACCCCGAGGACGGGGATGTCATGGAAGGCACCGGCGGCGTGCGCAAGCTGCGCTGGCGTCGCGGCGGGCAAGGCAAGAGCGGGGGCGTGCGGGTCATCTACTACTACCACAGTGACTTCATGCCGCTGTACCTGCTGACGCTCTTTGCGAAGGGCGACAAGTCCACCCTGACAAAGGCCGAGTGCAATGAGTTGGCCGGACTGGTGGACGTACTGGTCAACATCTGGAAAGGACGCAAACCGTGAGCACCGCATTTGAAAGTATCCGGCAGGGGCTGCAAGAGGCCATTGCCCACGCCAAGGGCGACGAACGTGGCGTGCGCGTGCATCGCCCAAGAACCGTGGACGTGAAGTCCGTGCGCGCCAAGGTTGGCATGACGCAGGAGCAGTTCGCCGCCCGCTTTGGTTTTTCGACGGCAACCCTGCGGCACTGGGAGCGCGGCGACCGCAACCCCCACGGCCCGGCGCTGGTGCTGCTCAACGTGATCGAGCGCAACCCGCAAGCGGTGATTGAAGCTCTGGCCTGATTCGGCTTGTCGCTCACACGTCCGCAAGCATCTCCTGCGCCCGCGCCAGCACCGATGCCGTCAGGCTGCCGGTCGCGTTGGCAGCGCCGTCGGCCACCACGTAGGTCGCGCCTTCCAGGAAAATGAAGCTCATGGCGTCGATCAGGTCGGGCGACTTGATGCCGTCGCGGCGCATGTTCTCCTTGCTGTCCATCACGTAGCGCAGGCCGCCGGCTTCGCTGAAGTGGTACGGCAGCCGCGAACCTTGGTCGATGATCTTCTCGCGCAGCTTCTTGGAAATGCCTTGCGGCAGCACCACGCGGCCCTGCCGGATGGCATCGCGAAAACGCACCTGGGCGCAGGCGCGCAGGTTGTAGAACCGCTGCTTGTATTCGTTCTTGAAGCACGGCGCACCCCAGTTCACGCGCACCACCGTGCCGCCGGAGCGCTCGATCAGCTTGCAGACCGTGGCGCCGACGCCGCCGCCGTCCACGTACAGGGTGGCGTTGGACAGCTTGCCCACCAGGTTCACCAGATCGCCAGCCAGGTCGATTTCGTTCTTGTCGTTGGAGCAGATCGGGATTTCGATGAACTCAACGCGCCGCGCGTCCGGGCCGTGGTCGGCGTCGCCGATGACCTTGGCAACCACGGCCACCGAATCGTCACGGTACTCACCCAACGCCACGTCGGACAGCACCACCAAGCCGAACGGCTCGTCGTCGCCGATGATCTGGCGCGGCTGAAACGCCGCCTCGATGTCGGCGCGCGTCATCAGCACGTTGCTGCTGTTCTGCGCGAACAGGCCCAGCACCCGGATTTGGTACTCCACAGAATGCCGTCCGCCGCTCTCCGACTCGCGCGCCCGTAGCCACCCGGTGGTGACGAAGGGGGATCGCTCAGAATTCAAGCGCAGGGGATTCCAGGTGCCGCCGTTTTCGAGCGTGAGCGTGTGGTGCGAGTCGTAGAAGCGCCCGGAGCTGCGCGCGCCCTGGGACGCCATCAGCGTGCGGTTTCCGGGTTGGGTCTGTGTGCCGTCGATCACGTCGAAGTGATCGTCCGGCACGCCGGCGGCTTCGTCGATGATGATGAGCTGCCAGTAGCGGTGCTTGCCCGCCACGCCGATGGCCTCGCCCTTTTTCATGGCGATCTGCGTGATGAACCACTGTTCCGAGTACCCGTTTACATGCACGCGGGTCTTGGTGATCGTGAAGAAGTCGTTGATCCAGGCGCAAGGCCCGTTGGCGATTGCGATGCGCGCGTCCTGCATCTCCTTCCAGATGCCGTCGGCCACCTGCTGGATGAAGGGCGCTCCGATGTAGGTGTTGCTGCCGATCTCCACCTTGCCGTCGTAGATGGCAACCGGATTGCACAGCAGGTGCCAAAGCGCGATACGCCCGAAGACGGCGGTTTTGCCCGTGCCCGTGCCCGACACCACCGACACCTTGGCATTCACCGGCGTGATGGCCTGAAAAATCGCCTCCTGATCGTCGCTGGGCACGAAGCCAGTGACCTCCACGGCAAAGCGCAGAGGGTCGGCGTGATACCGCTCGACGAACTCCTCGTAGCGCGGATCACCCAGCAGGTTGCGTTTTTTGCGCCGCTTGGTCACCGCATTGTCACCAGCTTGGTCACCAGCTCAGGACGCAAAGTCACCAGCCCGTGGAATGCCTCAGCGATGACGCCCATCATGACGCGCGCCGCTCGCCATCGACGATGCCGCGCTCGGCCAGCACCAGCGCCTGACGTTCGCGGGCCTGCTTCATCCTGGTTTCGTAGATGAGCGACAGCTCGCCCATCGACGTCATGTTGATGGTGACTTCGGCTTCCTTGTCCTTAAACATGCCCAGCGCGCGAGCCAGGTTGTCGGCGGCCTTTTCCTTGCTCATGGTCAGCACCTCGATGCCGTCCTTGCCCGCCTTGACGCCGGCATATACCAGCCGGGCCGCCGGCGACAGGTTGCGGGTGTCGTTGAAAAACACATCGGCGACGCCCTCGCCGTGGCATTCAGGGCAATCCTCGTGCGGCGGCCTGCGCTTGTCGTACCAGGCGTCGGTGTAGTCGGGGAACTCGCCGATATCGTCGTTCTCGTCGGCCTTCAACCTGCGTGCGCGCTCGCGGGCGTGCTTGGTTTTGGCTTCCTCCAGGCCGGACGGGGTGTATTGCCGCTGATGCTCGGCCCCCCAGCAGTACGGGCAGCAGACCCGGCGCAGTTGGGCGATCTCGTTGGCGTCCAGCGTGAGGATGGCCGACCACGACCGCATCAAATCGTCGGATTCGATGCCCAGCCGCTTGGCCCGAGCGCTGTGCAGCGCGTTGATGGCGCTGTCGATTTTCGGATTCTTGAGGAGCTGGCAGCCCAGCGACATGGCGCTCTTGGGGCTGTAACCTGCCCGGATCGCCGCCTGCGTTGCGTTCAAGTCCACCAGGTATTCGCGGACGAACATTTCCTGCTGATCCGTCAGATCGTCGAACACGCCGAACTCGTCCGGGTCGCGCTCCAGCTTGTTGGCGGTCGTCAGCGTCAAGGTTTCCTTGGTTTCTCGCGCCTTGGTTTCTCCGATGGTTTCCCGTTTTCCAGAAACCTTGGAAACCTTGCGCGCGGAACCCTCCTTCCTCGGCGGCTTGGGCTTGCCCGCCTTGGCCTTGGTTTCGGCGGCTTTGACCGTTGGTTTCTCTCCAGGCAGGTGCAGCGGCGCTTTCTTCAGCCAGCCGTCGCGCAGCGCGGTCTTGCGCACGCCCGGAGCGGACACGGGCAAGCCCAGCTCCTCGACCAGCCATGCGTACCCATCGCGCCGATCCAGCTCCCAATGGTTTCTGACCTCCGCCCATCGCTCCGGCGTCAGCTTCGGCTTCGCTGCCATATCCCCCTCGATCCCTCTCTAAACGAACAATGCCAGTTGGCTGGTGTCGGCGGCGGCCATGGAGCACTCCACTCGGAAGCGCGTCATCTTGGCCTGAGCGTTCCTGGCGGCGTCGCTCGCCCGCTCCACGGCGCCGACCAGACGGCTTCCCGTCCGCATGTCCTGGAACTCCGGGTTCACCTCGGCGAAACGATCCAGCGCGGCGCTCACGTCGTGCGACGCCGACAGCATCGAGCCAATCCCGTCCTCCATGGCCGAAACCTTGTCGTGCAATCGTCGCAGCACGCCCATATCGCGCAGACGGGCTTTTTCCATCGCCTCGAACAGCCAGGCCGAAACGGAACGCTCCATCGTCATCCTGGCATCGGTTTCCCAGTCGTCGCTGGCGCCGAACAGGAAGTCGATGGACACCTCGTACACCTTGGCCGACCGCACGATCAGCCACAGCGGCACGCTGTTGGTGTCCGTGGCCAGCTCCACCTTCGACAGCTTGGACGGGTTGGCGTACCCCAGCCGGCGCGCCGCCGCGCTCTGCGAGAGGTTGCACAGCTCGCGGGCCTGCCGCATCCGCGCGCCGATGGTCTTGACCGCCGCCGCCTGCTCCTGGCGCGTACCGGGCGCCGATTTTTTTTCTGCCATGTCCTCTTCCATCTAAACCCTCTTGATCGACCAGCCGCCGCCGTCCTTCCTGTTCGCCTTCTGGCACAGGAAGAACCTGAAAGGAAACATCGAGGCGGCCAGCTTCAGCTTCAGCCAGCCGTCCTCGCGGATGAAGCCGCCCTTGGTTTCGTGAACCTCCAGCGAGCCATCGAAGCGCATCACCATGAAGTCGGGCGTGTAGCGCGTGTTGTCGGCCAGTTTCAGGGTGACGGCCTCGTATTTCCACCAGGCGATGTCGCCGCGCTCGGCGCGTCCTTGCAGCAGCGCCGCGTATTCGACCTCGGTCTTGTTCATGCCCGTGTCGCGCAGGCTGCCCGTGGCCGTCGGGATCGTTTTGGCGATCTCGGTCAGCGCCGGTACTGGCGCCGCCTTGCCGCGCAGATGGGCAGCCAGTTGTTCCTCGCTCCAGCGCAGTGCATTGCTCACAGTCGCTTCCCCCGGCGCTTTTCGTTCCACGCGGCCCGCGATGCACGCACCGCGTCCTCGGCCTCGACGAAGATCGAGCACTTGCGCCGATAGACGGCGGACGTGTGCAATGCCCGGCTGCGTGACTTGGCGCACAGGCCGAACCCCAGCCCGCCCAGGGCTCCAGCATCACGGATGCGGTAGTGGGCGCAATCCAGGCACGCCACGAAACCATCGGCAACTACTTGCATTCGGCCCCCAGTCGGTCGATGGTCATGGCGAGCAGATCCAGCTCGGACAGCCCGAAGGCGCGCTCGAAGGCTTTCGCGCCCATCCCGTGCAAGCCGGAGCTGCCCTGGTGGTGGTCCGGGCACAGCGCCACCGTCAGGAAGTTGCTGGCGCGCTGGCTCATGCCCTGACCTTCGCGGACGTGATGCACCTGTGCCGGCGTGGCGCCCAGGCCCAGGTGATCGCAGAGAACGCAGCCCAGCGCGGCGACGCGGCCCATGTGCCGTTTCTCTGCGGCGGTTGGCGGTCGCTTCATTGGTCGAACCTCATCAGCTCGTTGACCACGCGATCCACCTCGTCCTCGCTGGCGTAGCCGGCGGAGCGCAGCACGCGATCCCACACGGCGGTGAGCACGGCGCGGTACACCTGCTCGAACCGCTCGTCGTCCATGTTGCCGAACGACAGGCTTTCGGCCTCCAGACGCACTTCGCCGCGCACGTTGTAGACGGCCTTGTAGAAGCCGGCCAGGATGGTCAAGTCCTTGCGGAAACGCTCGAACTCCTTGGCCACGGGCAAGCCCTTGTATTCGAGCGGCGCGACCGGCTCCCACACGTCGAAGGCCAGCTTGAACAATGCGAACGCCTTGCGGTGGAACTTGATGTTGCGCACCTTGCGCACCGTGGCGCGCACGCCAAAGCCCGCCTTGAGCTTCTCGATGAAAGCGCGCGCGCCATCGTCCGCCGGCGCCAGCGCGCCGCCGGGGGTTTTGACCAGAACCACGTCGCTCATGCCGGCTCCGTCCCCGTGCCCAGGTTGAACGCGGCATCGTTGGCCACAGGCGCGGCGGCGAACCTCCGGGCGCATCCGGCCAGATGGTGGCGCACCGCCGAGCGGAAGGCGGCATGGCCTTGGGCCACGTCAGGGGTCAGCGTGCCGCTCAGGCGCTGGGCGCGCTCCGAACGGGCCGCAACGAACAGGCCGCGCTGGGCGCTCACGGCCAGATGGGCGGTTTCGGCCAGAGTCATACCGTCGCTCCTTGCGTGCGCCGATGGCTTTCCCAGTCGAACGAGACGAACTCGCCGCCGTCTTCCCGCATCCTGTCGAAAATGCGCTCGCCCAAGTAGGCTTGCACCTCATCGACGGCAAGGTTCGACAGCAGCAGCGTGGGCCTGCGCCGCTCGTAGCGTTCGTTGAGCACGTCGAACAGGATCAGCCGCTCGGTGTCGCTGCCGAACTGCACGCCCACCTCGTCGAGGATCAGCAGGTCGGGAAACACCAGCGCGGCCACGGCGTCGCTCTCGCTCTCGGCGCTGCCGCGCGCCCAGGTGTCCTTCACCCGGCGCACGGCGCGCATCACGGTGGTGAACAGCACGCTGCGCGAGCCGTGCTTCATCACATGCATCCCGATGCCGACCGCCAGATGGGTCTTGCCCGTGCCCGGCTTGCCGATGAACAGCGCGCACCGGCCTGTGCGCAGCGCGGCATCGAAATCCCGCGCATAGCCCTGCGCAAAGTCCAGCGCGCGGCGCTGCGCGTCGGTGCTGGCCACGAAGGTGCTCAGGCGGCGGTCGCGGAAGCGTTCCGGGATGCCAGCGTCGCCGATCTTGCGCTGCCACGCGGCCAGACGCTCGGCGCGCTGCCGGGCCTCGGCGGCTGCGCGCTCACTGGCGGCGGCCTCGGCGCTGCACGCCGGGCACTTCGACCAGATCGTGCCGAAGTACCAGCGGCTCGTGAACTCGCCGTGCGCCGGGCAGGCGACGGCCTTGGTTTTCGGCTGGGCATCCAGGCCCAGCTCGGCGATGGTTTTCATCAAAGTTTCCCCCCGGTTCCGTAGTTGCGTTGATCGAATCCGCCGTGCGCGGAATTGGCCGCCTGGCGCGGCGGAGCGCGGACGGCGGCGGCATCGGCGCGCTGCCCCTCGGCCACGGCCAGCGCGTAGGCAAAGCCCTTGCCGCGCCGCACCGCCTCGGAGGCCGCGTCGGCCAGTTCCTGCGCCGTCACGCCCGCCGCCAGCAGCGCCAGCAGCTTGGGATGCGACGGGTTGCCGTCGGACAGCCCGGCCTGGCGCATGGCCTTGGCGGCGGCGCCGGCCAGCGCCGGGGCGATGGCCGGGCTTGGCGCGGACGGCGGTGTCGCGCGCTCGCCCGCGCGAATCTCGCTCTCTTTATCTGTATCTGTATCTGTATCTGTATCTGTATCTGTATCTGTATCTGTATCTGTATCTGTATCTTTCGTAGTTACTACGTCAACTACGCCATCTACGCCATCTACGCCAACTACGAACGCTTCTACGGGCAGCGAGGACAGGTAGCCAACAGACTGCTCGAAGGTGCTGACCTCTTTGGAAATAGTCTTTTGAATCAACGAGTTAAGAGCTTCGCTGCGCTCGAACCACTCGCCTTGAAGGCGCGTCGCTGCAAAGAACTTGTGCAGCGCCTTTTCGCTCCGCTCACTGGTCTTGAGGGTCGCCAGCAGCTCGAATTTCGACGACGAACCGACCTGGATGTCCTTGACCCGTGACCATGGATTCCTACTGATCCCTACCTTTACTACGTCGCGCTCCGTATCTACTACGTAGTAAACGTAGTTACTACCGGGCGATTTGCCGGTGCCCGTAGCGCCGTCCTCGCGGCAGGGTTGCCGGCGCTCCCAGCCGGTCAAACGCTTGCCGTCGAGCACGCGGCCCTGCATGGCCTTGATGATCGCGGAGACGGCATCGTCGCCCTCGTTCAGGGCGCTGGCAATGTCCTCTTCGAGGATCGTGTACGTGCCGCGCTCTTCCGACTGAGAGGCGGACACCAGAATTTGCAGCCAGACAGCTTGCACGACCGAAATGGACTGTCCAGAAGCCCTGGAAATCGTGCGCCACTTCGGATCGTTGGGCATGTCGTGCCACAGGCGGAACCATTCAACAGCAGCCATCAGGCAGCCTCCAACATCAAGGACGGTTGCCGCAGGCGATCTGCCTGCAATGGTTCGTTGGCTCGGTTCAGTTCGATGCCGATGAAACGGCGGCCAAGCTGCTGCGCCACTTGCCCGGCCGTGCCACTGCCGAAGAACGGATCAAGCACGACGCCGCCCGGTGGGCATCCGGCAAGAATGCACGGCTCCACCAGAGCGCGCGGAAAGGTGGCGAAATGCGCGCCAGAGTACGGCTCGCTTCCAATCGTCCAGACGCTGCGGCGGTTTCTCCGCGTCGGCATGACGGCCAGCGCCTCGTCCATGCTGGCGTTGTTCTTGGCGCCGCTGCCGGCTTCAGCCAGCTTGCGCGCATAGTTGAGCAGACCTGCTTTGGTTCGATGTTCTTCCGCGCCGTTTTCGTATTTGAGCTGACCTTTCGGCGGGTTGACATTGCCTGGCAGCCTGCCGGTTACGGCGGCCAGATCGGCCTCGGCGGGATTGCCGGGCGGGCCTTGGCGGCGCCCTACGCCCTGCGAAAGCTCCCGCGCATGACCTTTCTCGCGCCCGTTGCGATGAAACGATCCGTGGCCTCCCGATCCCTTTCCAGTGTCCCAGCCGTCCGGCGTCTTGATCGTCGCGCGCCGCTGGTTCGCGGTGCCGCTGACCGGCTCCTGCATCGCATCGAAATCGTAGTGGTAACGCTCAGATTTCGATAGCAAAAACAGGTATTCGTGCGCCTTGGTGCATCGGTCGCGGATGCTTTCTGGCATGGGGTTCGGCTTGTGACAGATGATGTCCTGGCGCAGATACCAGCCGGCGTCCTGCAACGCGAAGGCCAGGCGCCAGGGCTGGCCGATCAGGTCTTTGGGTTTGAGGCCGCGCGGCGTCGTTGAACGTCCTCGTTCATCCCGGTTCGTACGTTTCCAACCGTCGCATTCGTTGCCGTAGCCACTGCCGCTGCGACCTCCGTTGGCCGCGTAACTGTCCCCCATGTTGACCCACATGGTTCCGTCGTCGCGCAGCACCTGGCGGCACAGGTCGAACACTTCGACCATGGTGGCGATGAATTCGCCGATGGTCGGCTCGCTGCCGATCTCCAAGGGCTTGTCGGGATGCGCATCAGGCAGGTACGAGCGCAGGCCCCAGTACGGCGGGCTGGTCACGATGGTGTTGACCTGCACGCCGGAAGCGATCATTTGACGCAGCACGGAGCGTACGTCGCCGAAGGTGCAGCGGTCGAGGTATTGCTCCATCACGCGGCCCCCACAAAAACAAGCCAACCGAAGTCGTCAACCACGGCCAACGCCTCGGCTCCGACCTGCCTCCAGCCACGTCGGGCGGTGAAGGCGGCGCACCAGCAGAGATAGCCGCGCGGTCGGCGGCGGACGATGAAGCGCGTCATGCGGCCACCGGCGCGTAAAGCCTGCCGCCCGCCGTACCGTGGCCCCGAACACGGTTGCAATGCCCGACGACGCGGATGTACCCCATCCGGATCGCCTTGGAGTAGATAGCACCGAAGGCCCGGTCATCTTTCTGGCGTATGCCGGCCTGCCGCGCCGCCAGCGTGATGTCCTCTCCGGCCACCGGGCCGGTCTGCGCCGCCACGAAGTCCTTGATGAACTGCAACGCCCGCGCCCGGAACTCCGGCGCTTCCTCGCTGGCCCTGAACTCGGCGGCGTTGGCCGCTTCCGTCCCCAGCTTGCGGGCCACGACGACGCGCTGCGCGTGCGGCAGCGGCTTGAAGAGGGCTGCGGTCTTGGTCACAGCGCGCCTCCTCGAACGGATTGCAGCAGCTCGCCGGACGACTTCATCAACGCCAGCAGCAGCGGTTCGAGCGCGCGGCGCTCGTCGGCGTCGAAGCGGCCATCCTTGGCGGCCTCCGAACCGGCGCAGAGCAGGTGGGATGCAGATGCCACCAGCGAAAGGAACAGGCGCACCGCCTCCGCAGGCTCGCGCGGCTCCAGCTCGAAGTCCATCGGCACCTGGCCGACCATGCTCGCCATGGCGAACACCGCGCGGCGGGCCTGGGCCAGCATCACGATTTCCAGGATCGCGCCGAACGACGGCGGCGGCGCGTCGTGATCGGGGTTGATGCCGTTGGCCAGCGTGTTGCCGTTCATCCCCATCGACTCGCCGATGGCGCGGATGCCGCCCGGGAACTGCTTGGCATCCGCCTGCAACGCCAGGAACAGCGCGCGGTGGGTCTGCTTGATTGGTCTACGCATTGGCTAACACCTCCTCAAATTCGTCTATGCGCCGCGCCCGCTGGCGGGGACACTGGCGCCATGGAAAACTCGAACGCGGCCTCGGGGCCGTCAAACATCCAGAGGGCCGATCTGAATCAGCCTCGGCGCTGCTTCCTCGGGAGCGCCGTGTTGGGTGAAGGCCAGGGGCTGGGCCGGTTCGCGCAAGGCGTCACTGGCGGGGCCGGGCTGCTGCGCGCCTTCGATGGGCGTGGCGGAGGGTTGGGAGGACTCAGGCACCGACCGTCTCCTTGGCGACATCGCCGCGCAGGTAGGCCCAGTCAACATCTGGTCGCATCTCTTCGCAGGTCACGGCGCCGCCAGTGGCTTTTTCGATGGCGGGGCAGCGCTTGGCCGGGATCTGGCGGCGGCCGTTGAACCACTGCGATATGAGGGATTGAGGGGCGCCGAGTTCAAGCGCCAGGCGCATGGATCGACCACGCCGCTCAGAGAGGTAGGCTTTCAGTTGCATTCCTGCAACTTTAACGAATCGCTAAGGTTGTGTCAATAGCGTAACGGGACTGGACAAACTTAGCGAACTGCTATGTAATCAAAAGTGCCATGAAAGACATCGACGATCTTCGGCGAGATAGCATGAGGCTGATCCAGCATGAGGCGGGAGGGCCGACTGCTGCCGCAAAGCTCGTGAACATGTCCACCTCTCAGTTCGTCCAGCTCCGTGACGGTGTGCCGGACGCCAAGACGGGCAAACCGCGCGGCATGAGGAAAGAGACCGCCCGGAAGATCGAGAAGGCAGCCGACAAGCCCGAAGGGTGGCTCGACATCCCGCACGGAGACGATCTCGGCCCGGCCCCTGCCGTTGATGGGCGCGTCCCGCTGATCTCGTGGGTGCAGGCCGGGGACTTCTGCGACGCCATCGAAACAGACAATGTGGAAGAGTGGGTCAAGACAACTGTTACGGTTAGGGAGCACACCTTCGCTCTGACCGTGCGTGGCGACAGCATGGAGCCTGATTTCCCCCGGGGCGTCACCATCGTCGTAGAGCCAGACATCGACCACAACCCTGGCGATTACGTGATTGTCAGGAACGGCGATGGTGAGGCCACCTTTAAGCAACTTGTGCGCGATGGCAGCGACCTGTTCCTGAAGCCCCTCAACCAGCGCTACCCCATCAAGCCACTTGGCGATTCGCGCATCGTCGGAGTCGTGCGGGAGATGTTGAAAAAAATTAAATAGGGAAATGTGTAGTGATAGGTTTTTTTAAGGCTCGCAGCAAGCGTAGTGTCAGCGCAAAAATCAACAAGGAAATTTCAGAAAGCATAGGCCGCATAGCAAAGCAAATTGCCAATAGGCGTCGCAACGAGGAGGAGACGCGCCGCTGGGTAATCGACATGATGCGCGCCGCATTCGGCTACAAAGACGACGACATTACCGCCGAGCTTTCCGTGCTTGGCAAGCGCGTTGATGTCGCCCTCCTTTATAAGGAGTCCGTCATTGCCGTCATTGAATGCAAGGCTGCATCCGTTCAACTGAATTCTGCCGCCGTGAATCAGGTGGCGAACTATGCCATTGCGTTGCATGCAGAGTGGGCAATACTTACGAACGGCAACCGATGGATGCTGCTCCATGTGACGCCAAGGAAAGGCTTTGAGCCCGGAATTCTGCAAATTTTCGACATTGAAATTCTTGATGACGACGGACTGTCCAAGAGTGATGTTGATGATCTGTACCTAATAAGCAAGCAAGCCATCATTTCAGGAGAGACCAAAGCATCTTTCCATCAAGAAAACATCTTGTCTGAAGATAGATTGAAAGATGCAATAACGTCGCCAGACATTGTTTCTGCAATAGCAGAAAAATTAAAAGCATCATATAAAATCGAACATGGCGTCAGCGTAGATGCAGATAAAGATCTTCTGCGCGAGGTATTGGAGGCTGCTATAGATGAGTTTGAAAATTCAATTTAATGAGGAAATATGAGGAAATTGATTTTTTGCGCGGCGATGCTTGCCGCAACCAACGTCTTCGCCGCCGATGCGTCGCTGCTTTCCGACAGGCAGATCATCAAGATTTCTGGAGATATGTTCCGCAGTTACCTTGATGGCGACGTTAACCAGATGTTTTCCTATGAATCTGGATGCTGGAAAGATGCGTCCAAGGCAAGGCACATCGAAAAGAAAAAAGTTGCTGAATGCGCCATCGCAGCGGCATCCGGGATGTTTATTGAGGCCAGCTATGCACGCGAGCAAGGTCGTTCGCCGCACCCCAAATACTCACCGAACATCGTGCGCGAACGGATTCTTGAGTCTTCCGGGTTGAGCACGGAAGACACGAATGCCGTATTGGAATCGACGTTCAAGCCCAACGTTCAGGTCATCGTCATGGGGCTGAGCGAAGCTGGCATGCGCTAAATCACTTGCGCAGTCGCCAGCACAGCAGCCGGCGACTTTCCCTCTACTGACCGACCACCGGAGGCGCGCATCGCGACCACCGCCGCCATCCTGGCTTGACCTCCCGCATGTAGCGGCCTGCCAACGCCAAGCTCAAGACCACCTCTGACACCCCAGCGTCCAGACCGGCTCCCAAGCCGCTGCGCTTCGACCATCCAACACGCCCGGCCCTGCGCCGGGTTTTTTTTGCAAAAAATTTTACCGTTACGCTTGACTCAACCTTAGCGATTCGTTAAAGTTCGCTCATCAACACGCGCAACGGCCAGCAACGGCCAGCAACGCGCAGCTCTTTAACAACTGGATGGATGAACAGAGGCCAGGCCCGCTCCCACGAGCGCGGCGACAACCTCCTGCCCCCGTGCCGCGCGGCAGAAGCAAAAGCGCACCCCGACCCCCGACGCATTACCGGAACGGAACGGGACTCGCCGCCAGGCGATGGGCCAACGGTTGCCGATGTTGATCGGCAGCGGGCTGCCAGATGCCCACGCAGGGGCCGGAGTCATCCGGGAGACACCTGCCGCGCGCCACGCCCACCGGGCCAGCAAAGGACGACGCGCAACGGATGGCCCACGAGACGGGCCTCTCACAAGCCGCCCGCCCAAGCACCGCCACGCGCGGGGCTTGGGTGCGGGCGCTTTGCTTGGCGCCCTTGAAACAGGACGCCGACCAAAGCGAACGCACCAACCCACCAGAACCGCCGATTACGGCCACCAAGGAGCAACCATGGAAACGAAAGAGCACGTTCACATAGCCACCGTCCGGCTTGCCGTCGCTGTGCCGGACGACATCCTGATACCTGAGGGCTACACCGCCCACAGCCTCAGAACGGAGATTACCAAGCAACTTTTGCGCGGCAACAACCCCGACAGCACGGTGCTGGACTACAGCATCGTCGGTGTCGAAAACCTCGGCGACAGCCTGCCGGTGGATGGCTACGTTGAAGGCCAGGCATTCGCCGAGAACATCGGCGACGACGCGATGAGCACGGCGCGCCACCTCAAGTCGATCAATCGGCTCAATGAGCTGTTGCAAAAGGCCGACCCGGAGCGCGTTCGACTTGGCTTTGCGCTGGCCGCCGAAGTGTCCGCGGTCGCGCTGAGAACCGTGTTCGAGGCCGTGGTTTCAGGCAGCGACAGCTGGCGGAACGCCCGCTGGTTGTTCTGTCTGAAAGACGACAGCAAGCAGCAGACCACGGCGCACGCCGAGCCTATTGGCCGCGATGACGTGGTGATGTCGCTCGGCAATTTGACGCGCCTGCTGCTGGATCCCGAAAACAGCCTGTCGCCCAGCAACAAAGAATTGGCCGACATCGCCTCCGCCTGCAACCAAAAGCTCGCCCAGCGCATGGGCCGCAAGGATGAAGGGAAGGCGGGATGAGCGGAAAGCACACACCGGGGGCCGTGGACGTTCCACGGCGTCACCCAGGTGGCCACCAACATTGGGGCGTACTACATCGTCGCGCCCGATGGTCGCGTCGTCGCAAAGAGCGACGGCGCTGAAATGCCCATCGGCGACGCACTCCTGATCGCATCGGCGCCCGATTTGCTGGAAGCGCTGGACGCCATTGAGTACGCGATCTGCGCTGGGCTTTCACCGGCAGAAGTGCTCGACGAAAACAGTCCGCTCAGAGATGCCGCGCGCAACGCCATCGCCAAAGCCAGATGGAACCCAGTATGAGTCACACACCAGGCCCGTGGGAATTCCGCGTCGTCAAACCGTTCGACACGCGCCTTGCGCTTCACTACATCTTGGCACCCGACGGTCATGTCATCGCCATGAGCTACGGGGATGAAATGCCCGTCGAAGACGCCGCCTTGATCTCCGCAGCGCCGGAGTTACTGGAAGCCGCCTGCAGCTTCGTGCGGTTCGCAGAAACGTCTGGATTGCAGTCCACGCCGGACAGCCCTGTCGGCAAGGCCCGCGCCGCCATCGCCAAGGCCACCGGATGCGCCGCATGAAACGCGCCGACGCCTTGTTCGCGATCCGCTACGCCGGCTACCACGGCGACCAGCGGGCGTTCATGCGCCTGCACGTCGAAAACCGCATCAGCTTCAAAGCTGCGAAGGATGAATTCGACCTGGGCGCGCGACAGCGCCGGGACGGGGTGCGCTGCACCTGCCCGAAATGCATGCAGCTGGCGCAGATGGGATTGGGATGCGTGGAATGAGCGACTACGTCAAGCCCGCCAGCGACGCCGTGAGCGCGCTGCGCCGGGCAACCAAAAAATCGAAGGGAGAAATTGCGCATGACGCATGAGGGAAAAGGCGGCACCGCCGCCGAAGCGGGGGAGCGCCCCATCACCAACTCGACCACCATCGGCCACTACGACGGCGCTGAGCTGGGGCGCAACGCCGGCCTGATGCCGGGGCGCTTTACCGCCTACGACTTGCCGAGCCGGATGGGCCGCAAGCTGTACTACCCGGACGGCCGCGTGGAGGAAGTGAAGTGATCGCGGAGACCGAATCCGAAGCTGTCCATGGCCGGGAGGACGAGGAAGAGCTTGCGGCGCTCGCCGCCGACCTCGCCTACAACGTCCGCAAGTCCGAGCGCCTTACCGAGCGCGACGCCGAGTTCGCGCTCGATCTGCAACAGCGCCACCTGCGCGCCGTAGGAGAACTGCCGTGAGCGACGCCATCAAGACCTGTGTCCTCACGGCCCTTGTCGTGGCGACGCTCATCGTCGGCGTGCTGCTCGATGGCAACGACGACGAAAAAACCTGCCAGCCCGATGCCACCCTGATCCGCCGCGACCTGGCGGCGGGCAAGGTGTGCGACGGGGCGACTTTCGAATGGGTGGACGACGGCCAGACGCTGGTTTGCCACCTGGAGGCCGAGCCGCAGCAGTACGCAACCCTTTCACCTTGAACCACAAATGAACGAAATCGCAACCACAACACAAAACGCCTTCACGCCGCCAGCACTCCAGCAGTTCGGCATCGAATCCGCCGCCACCGCCGTGGCATCCCAAGCCAAGGCCATGGTGGAAGCTCGCTACACCATCGCGATGCACCGCCCGCGCAACTGGGATCAGGTGCGCCAGGATCTGCTGCGCGAGTGCCGGCGCCCAACCTTTGCGCGCAACAAATCGGCCTACTACAACAAGCCAATCGGCCAGGGGGTGGAGGGTCTTGGCATCCGCTTCGTTGAAGTGGCGCTGCGCTGCATGACCAACGTGCTGATCGAGACGACCATGATCTTCGAGGACGCGGCGAAGGAGGTTCACCGCGTCAGCGTCACCGACCTCGAATCCAACGTCACCTACCCGCTGGACGTGAAGGTGTCCAAGACGGTGGAGCGCAACAAGCCGATGGACGACGGCAGCTACATCAGCGTGCGAAAGAACAGCTACAACAAGCTCACCTACACGGTTCCGGCCAACGATGACGACTTGCTGAACAAGCGGCAGGCTCAAATTTCAAAGGCCATCCGCACGCTGGGCTTGCGCATCGTGCCGGGCGACCTGCAGGACGAAGCGGAAACCATCATCAAGAAAATCCGCCTTGATGAAGCCGCCAGCGACCCGGCGGCGGAGCGCAAACTCATCGTGGATTCGTTCGACGGCCTGGGCGTGAAGGCCAGCCAGTTGGCCGAATACATCGGGCACGACATCGGGACATGTTCACCCGCCGAGCTGGTCAACCTGCGCGGTCTGTACGGCGCCATCCGGGACGGCGAAGCCACCTGGACGACGGTCATGGAGAACAAGGCCGAGCAAGGCGCTCCAGAGAAGAAAGCCGGCCAGAAGATTCCCGAGTGCAGCGCCGAATCGTTCGAGAAGAAGAAAGCCGGATGGCGCAAGGCCATCGAGGGCGGCAAGCCGGTCAACGACCTGATCGCCATGATCCAAACCAAAGAACTGCTCACGGACGACCAGAAGATGGAAATCTCGTCGTGGGCCACCGAGGGAGCCAAGCAATGAAGATCCACGACCTTGTTCAAGGCAGCCAGGAATGGCATGAATTCCGGCTGACGCACCACGGCGCCAGCGAAGCGGCGGCGATGCTGGGCCTGTCCAAGAACACGACACGCTCCGAGCTGATGCACATGAAGCACACCGGCACGCCGAAAGAGTTCAGCGACTGGGTGCAGAAAAACATCCTCGACCACGGCCACGAGGTCGAAGCCATGGCGCGACCGATCATCGAAGAGCGGATCGGCGACGACCTCTACCCGGTAACGTGCTCCAACGAAGACGAAGGCGGAAATCTTTCCGCGTCGTGCGACGGCCTGACGATGGCCGGCGATACCGCGTTCGAGCACAAGCAATGGGCGAAGGAACTGGCCGCGTCCGTGGCTGCTGGGGTGCTGCCGGAAGATCACATGCCGCAGTGCCAGCAAATCATGCTGGTGACGGGCGCGTCGCGCGTGGTGTTCACCGTGTCCGACGGCACGCCGGAGAACATGGTTCACATGGACGTACGGCCTGATCCGGAGTGGTTCTCGCGCATCAAGGCGGGATGGGCGCAGTTCGACCGCGACTTTGACGCCTACGTTCCGCCCGAGCCTGAGCCGTCCATCGTGGCCGAACCCGTGGAGGCGCTGCCGGCGGTGTACGTGCAGGTCAGCGGGCAGATCGACGTTCGGCAAAACTTCAAGGCGTTTGAAACGGCGCTGCGTGACTTCCTCGACAACAAGCTGATCCGCGAGCCGAAGGACGACAAAGACTTCCTCGACCTCGACCTGCAGATCAAGGTCATGAAGAAGGCCGAGGAAGCCCTGAATTCCGCCGAGGCGCAAATGCTGGCGAAAATCACCAGCGTCGATGAAGCCAAGCGCCACAAAGACGTGCTTTCCAAGCTGGTGAGAGACAACCGGCTGATGGCCGAGAAGCTGTTCGACAGCGAGAAGGCGCGGCGCAAGGAAGGAAAGGCGGCGGCGGCGAGCAAGGCGTTCGCTGAACACGTCGAAAAACTCCAGAGCGCCATCGTCGGCGCGATCCTGGTCGTGCCGGCGCCCGACTTCAAAGGCGCCATCAAGGGGCTGAAGACGATGACCAGCACGCAGGACAAGCTGGACACCGCGCTGGCCAACGGCAAGATCGCCGCCGACCAGCAGGCCGAAGACCTGTCTGCAAAGCTGGCCTGGTTCGGCGTCGCCGCAGAAGAATTCCGCGCCCTGTTTGCCGACCTGCAGCAACTGGTCGCCAAGCCGATGGAGGACTTCAAGCTGGCGGTGTTGGCTCGCATCGAAGTGCACAAAAAAGTTGAGGCGGCCCGCCTGGAGGCCGAGCGCGAGCGGATCAGGGCAGAAGAACAGGCCAAGGCCGAGGCCGAGGCTGCGGCGAGGGCAACGCTGGCGCCGCAACCAGCGCCCGCCGCCGTGACGGCGCAGCGCGCGACCGCAGCGGTGGCGCATCAGCGCGCCGAGGCCGCGAACGACCCGCAGACCGCGCCGGAGCCAAGCGGCCCGCCGTCGCTTCGGCTGGGCCAGATCAACGAGCGGCTGGCGCCGGTCGCCCTGAGTTCCGACGGACTCACGCGCCTGGGCTTCGCGCCGGCAGCCACCGACAAGGCCGCCAAGCTGTACCACGAAGCCGATTTCCCGCGCATCTGCGCCGCGCTGGTGCGGCACATCCAGTCCGTGCAGGCAAGACAGGTCATGCCGACGCAGCAGAAGGAAGCCGCATGAAGCTGGCGTTTTTCATCGGCACGCGCAAGAGCTGGTACGCCGGGTTGGGCAGCCGGCTGATTCGCCTGCGGCTGCGCAGCCAGATCAGCCACTGTGAGGTCGTGTTCGAGCCTGGGGACGAAGTGGACGGATTCATGCCAGACGGAACGACCCATCCGACCGCCTCCGGTGCTCTTTGGAGCGCCAGCAGCGCGGCCATGGAGGTCATCCCGTCATGGAGCGCTCGCCGCGCCGGCCACCGAGGCGGCGTGCGGTTCAAGCGCATCAACTACAAAGCGGAGTCGGTGGACTGGATCCTGGTCGATCTGCCTTGGATGTCCGCAGCCGACAAGCAGCGGGCGGCGGACTGGTTTTACGAGCACGATGGGGCGCTGTACGACTGGCAGGAAATCTTCGGGTTTCTGGCGTGGCCGATCCCCGGAAAGGCGGATCGCTGGACATGCCACGAGGCGTGCGCCACGGCGATGGGCTTCATCTTCGCCGACCGCCTTGATCCGTCCACGCTGTGGGAAATCGCAAGCTGGCTGCGCCGGCAATTGCCAACACCGATCCTGCAAAGCGCCTGACCCATTTCCAGGGCGACACCAGCCGGGCGGGCATTTCGTCTCCTTGACCAACCTCCTGTCTCCCCGCACGGCCCGCGCGAGCGGCGCCCTCTTTTCTTCAACAAGCGCGCGCCCGGTTCATCGGGTGCCGCGCAAGCCCATCCATCCAACGATGTTCAAGAACGCAACCATCTACAAAGTCTCCAATTTACCCATCACGTCTGTCTATCTCGAAAGGGAATTCGCGAAATCCATCCATCTTCCATGCTCGCCCAGCCAAGAGCGCTCCGAGGGCTGGGTGCCGCCACGCGGCGATGAGCACGGCGCGCTGATCGAATCCATCAACGGGGAATTGATCGCCAGCTATGTGATCGAGACCAAAGCAGTGCCAGGAGACGCAATCCGCAAGCGCGCCGACGAGAAAGCCGCCGAAATCGAGCGCACCACAGGCCGCAAGCCGGGCAAGAAAGCAATGCGCGATCTGCGCGACGACGTCAAAGCAGAGCTGCTGCCGCACGCCTTCCCGAAACGGAAGGAGGCGCTGGTGTGGATTGACAGCGAGAGCGGCCGGCTGGTGATTGACACAGCGTCTCCAGGCGTGGCGGATGCTGTGGTCACCAGCCTGGTGCGCGCCATGCCGGGTGATTTCAGAGTTGCGCCGCTGCAAACGGACAAGTCGCCGCAGGTGTTCATGACGAACTGGCTGGTTGGCGAAAGCAGCCCGCCGGGCGATCTGTACCTGAACCGCGCGTGCGAACTGCTCGGATCAGGCGATGAGCCGGTGCGCATCAAGTTCAGCTGCCACGACCTGGACACGACCGAGGTTCGCCAGCACGTCAAACGCGGAGCGTTGCCGGTCAGCTTGGCGCTGTCGAATGGCGACGTGGACTTCACGCTGACGCACCAGTTGCAGCTTCGCAAGATCGTGCTGGCGGGTGACTTGAATGACGCGAGCGTCGAACCGGCTGACAGCTTCGACGCCGACGTTGCGCTGGCCACGAGCGAACTGCGCTTTCTGATTGACGTGCTGGTGGATGCGATGGGATGGGAGCCGACGTGACAAAGCAAGAAATCGACGCTATCCGTGATCGGTGCTTTGAAGCCGAACTATCCGGCAAGCTTGATGAGGCAGATTACATATTCAAGCGATTAACGCGAGACGACATTCCGAAGCTGCTGGCAGCACTTGAGCAAGTAACGGCAGAGCGTGATGCGTTGCTGCGCCATATTGAAACTTATGACAGCTGCGCGGCAGAAACGTACTTGAATTTCGAAGGGAAGTGTGAGTTCGATGGAGTCGATTATGGCTGCACAAAGCGCGGGCCAGTTGACCCAAAGGAATGCTTCTTAAAATGGGCGCGCCATGAAGTTGCCAGGAACAAGGAGAAAACTGGATGAAAGAGCGTCCGATCCTGTTCAACCATCATATGGTTCGCTCCATCCTTTCAGGAGCCAAATCGCAAACAAGGCGCATAGTAAAACCTCCAAGCAACTACCGCTGGCTCAATGTCAACGCCGGAGCGATGGTCAACTCAGGAGGCCACAAGAAGCATATCAGCGATCTCGCGTGCAAGCACGGAAAGAGCGGAGACAGGCTTTGGGTGCGCGAAACGTGGAACACGTTCGACCCGTGGATTGGCGTTTTCTACGCTGCCGACGATCATTCGTTCGGCATCGGAGACTACGACGACCCTGATCGCATAGAGGCGCATGATATTCGCTGGCGCCCATCAATCCACATGCCACGCTGGGCGTCTAGGATCGAGCTGGAAATCGTCGATGTTCGCGTCGAGCGCCTGAATGAAATCAGCGAAGCCGACGCGATAGCCGAGGGCGTTGAGCGCGTCTGTATTGGCGAAGGATGGCGCCAATACTGCGATCCAGACTTTGAAGAAGTTGGCGTGCCACCCATGCCGACAGCGGTTCACAGCTTCAGAACCTTGTGGGAGCACATCAACGGAGAAGGATCATGGAAAGAAAATCCGTTTGTGTGGCGTATTGAATTCAAAAGGATATAAGCATGACAAGAATAACAGCCGCCGATGCGCTGCGCAACATTGTTCACGACATCAGAGTGCTTTCTGAAAACAGCGAGGGCGTAGCCGGTCTGCACATAAACGGAGATATTGCCCCGTGGAGCGAACTCACGGAATGCGGCATTCTCGATTCCTGGCTTGGAAAGTCACTTGAAGAGGCCGATGCCGCTTTACTGGAGGAAGGAATCGTTGTCCACCGTCACCAGGCCGAAAGCACGCCGCTGACGCAGGATCAAATAGATCATGGCCGTCGCGGTATCGAGTGGGGGCCATCCCCGACGCTGACCAGCGTGTTCGCCGAGGGCGTCAGATGGGCCGAGGCGCAACACCGCATCGGCGCGCTTGCAGAGCCTGGAGCTGACGCAACGCGCGTTGTGGAGTCTGGAACCTCTGTTCAGGCTCCACAAGCGGAGCCAGTGGCGTGGATGTTGCGCGCACCGCACCGCGTACTCCTCGATGGCACCGTATCCAAACGCCCACCAGAGAAACTGCTCAATGGCGTGCAGATCATCCCGCTCTACGAAGCGCCGCCAGTCTCCGCTCTGTCCGCCGAAGTGACCAAGGCCATGCTCGACGACACGCTCGAATTCCACCCGCAACGTGAGAAGGACGAGAAAGACGCTGCTCGGTATCGATTCTTGCGTAGCCGCGATCTTGAGTGCATCAATGATGGAGGCGTCTTTGCGGGCATGACGCCTGAAAACTTGCTGCTCAACGGATCCGACCTTGACGAATCAATCGACGCAGCTATCGCGGCGGCGAAATGCCGACAAGCATGAGCACCTGACCTCCACGCGGGACTGCCCCGCACCATCACACCCATCGGGCGCCACAGAGCGCCCGTTTTTTTGAAAAAACCGTTCTGATGCCGCGCCCACAACTCGCCCTGCCATTCCCCGGCGAACTCATCATCGACAACTTTGCCGGCGGCGGCGGAACGTCCACTGGCCTGGAGGCCGCCTTCGGCAGGCCGGTGGACATCGCCATCAACCACGACCCCGAGGCGCTGGCCATGCACGCGCTCAACCACCCTTACACAAAGCACCTGTGCGAATCGGTCTGGGACGTTGACCCCATCATCGTGACGCGCAACCAGCCGGTGGGCCTGGTCTGGCTCAGCCCCGATTGCAAGCACTTCTCCAAAGCGAAGGGCGGTACGCCGGTGGCCAAGCACATCCGTGGCTTGGCCTGGGTGGGAATGCGCTGGATCGCGCTCACCAAGCCGCGCGTTTTGATGCTCGAAAACGTGGAGGAGTTCCAGTCCTGGGGGCCGGTCCTGGTGGGTGCCGACGGCCTGGTGCGCCCCGACCCGGCGCGCAAGGGCAAAACGTTCCACTCCTTCGTGCGGCAGATCCGCCAGCACGGCTACAACGTGGAGTGGCGCGAGCTGAGGGCGTGCGACAACGGAGCGCCCACCATCCGCAAGCGCTTGTTCCTGATCGCCCGCCGCGACGGGCTGCCGATTGTCTGGCCCAGGAAGACGCACGCAGAGCCGACCGACCGCCGCGTGCTGGCCGGCGCGCTGGCGCCGCACCGCACGGCGGCCGAGTGCATCGACTTCAGCCTGCCGGCACAGAGCATTTTCGACCGCAAGAAGGAACTGGCGGCAAACACCCAGCGCCGCGTCGCCAAGGGATTGTGGCGGCATGTGCTGTCCAGCCCGAAGCCGTTCATCGTGACGAACACCAGCGGCCATGCGGGCGCGTCCATCGACCAGCCGCTGCCGACCGTCACCTCCGGAAACCACCACATGCTGGGCCTGCCGGTGCTGGCACCGTTCGTGTCCGGCGCTGGCGGGCCAGCGTATTCCGGCAAGCCGACAGCCGCCAATCAGCCGTTCGGCACGTTGACCACGGAGAACCACCGGGCGCTGGTCGCCCCGGTATTGGCGCCGCTGCGCGGCACCGGCGACGCTCAGATGGGCGGCCACCGCGTGGATCAGCCGCTTTCCACGGTGGCGGCCAGCGGCACGCACCATGCGATGGTCGGTGCGCACCTGGTCACCATCGGCTACGGCGAGCGCGCCGGCCAGCAGCCGCGCGCGCAGGACATCGAAGCGCCGCTGGGCACCGTCGTCGCTGCGAACAAGCACGCCCTGGTGGCCGCGCACCTGGCCCATCTGACGCACCACGGCGAGCGCGCCGGCAGCACGCCTGCCGAGCCGTTGCCCACGGTGACGGGCGCGCATCGAGGCGAACAGGCGATGGTGTCGGCGTTCTTCGAGCAAGCCAACGGCGGGTTCTACGATGGCGACGGGCGGCCGGCCGGCGCGCCCATGTCCACCATCACGGCCTCGGGCAGCAACCAACGGCTGGTGACGGCCTACCTTGTGAAATATTACGGCTCGGGCGGCCAATGGCAGGGCGCTGGAGAGCCTATGCACACACTGCCGACCAAGGCGCGGATGGGATTGGTGCAATCCGTCCAGGTGCCCGCCGATTCGCTGACGCCGGAGTGCAGGCACAAGGCAATGGCGTGCGCGAATCTGCTGCACGCGCACATGCCCGAGCACTTCCCCGAGCCGGCGGAGCTGGTGCTGATGGCCCGCGACGGCGCCTGGTGGGTGCTGGCAGACATCACGCTCAGGATGCTGAAGGCGCGTGAGCTGTACCGCGCCCAGGCGTTCCCTGACGACTACATCATCCACGAGATACCCGACCCGGCGCTGCTGTTCCATGACGGCGTGCAGGCGCCGGGCGATCCGCGCCTGATACCGCGCATCCCGCTGTCGATCACGGCGCAGATCCGCATGTGCGGCAACAGCGTTTCTCCGTCGCAGTCCGAGGCGCTGGCGCGGTCGAACTTCAGCCACGAGGAAGCCTTCATGGCGCGCCGCGCCTGAACGGAAATTGACCAACACATGAAGCCGGCGCTCAAGCAATCATGGGCGCTGGCCACCAACAACACGAACAACACCAACAACAGCATGGAAATGCAAAAAACACTCATCAATCGGGAGAGGCTGCTGGCGATGATCCCTCTTTCTGAGCGCACGATTTTCAACATGGAGAAGCGCGGCCAGTTCCCGCGCCGCATTCAGATTTCGCCAGGCCGGGTCGGGTGGGACGCCGACGAGGTGGCGGCGTGGATCAATGCGCGCAAGAGCGCGCGTCAAGACGCGGCATCGTGAGCCGCGCAGGAGATCATTTTGTAGGGGGTGATGTGAAACAAATCCTAAAGATTGCCGATCTGATGGAAATCTTCGATTGCACCAATCAGCAAGTTGAAAAATTGGCGCGAGAAGGCGTGCTTCCTGGACTGAGGATTGGACGCAGTTGGACTTTCCCAGCAGAAGCATTGCTTTCGGCCCTCAACGCCAAGGCCGTTGCAGATGCGGAGGCAAGGAGAGGCGAGCAGCATGGAGAGTCTTCTCCGAGACATGTCAGGATCGACCTGCATAGACCAGCGGCGAATTGCGCAACCCTGAAAAAAGGCGGTAGGCGGCCGCCTCCTGAGATTGGCCCGCCGCCGTCATTGATGCAAACGGGCACTTAAATCTTCACCACGGAGCGACAGATAGCGCAGCAGCAGCTTGGGGTCGCTCCAGCCCATGATCCGGCAAATTTCCCCTTCCGAGAACATCCATCGGCCTGACTTGTCTTTCAGCATCACCCATCGGCAGCACGCTTCATGCCGCAAGTCGTGTTCAGTGAAATCCGGCACCTTTGCGTACTTGAATAGCGTGGAAAAACGTGCAGACAGCCGGACGCTTGTTCTTTGCAGATCGTCATCTTCTCCGCTCCAGTACGGGAAGATCAACTCGTCGGCATCGCGGTCTTTGACGAAAGCTTCGAGCTTGGCGTAAATGCCGGCCTTCAGCGGAACGGTGCGCCATTTGATCTTTCCTCGGTGGCCCTTGGCGCCGCGCACGTTCATGAACTTATGGTCGGCGTCGATGTCGCCGCAGCGCGCCTTGTAGGCTTCGCGCAACCGCAATCCGGTATCGACGATCAGCTCGAACAGCAGCTTGAAAGCCAGGTCTGGCGGCGCGTCTTTTGGCAAGTTTCCCCAGCGCCGCTCCTTGTCATCCGCCTTGACGCCATTGAGCGCGCTCAGAATGGACGCCTCGTGCAAGGAGACTAGGCGCTGATCGCGCGACGTGTCAACGCGCTCCGAGTCGGCGTAGATCGAATACCCGCGCGGCAGCATGCGGAACACGTTGCCAAGGCGTTGCTCGTTGTTTTTGGTCGTCGTGGAGAGGTAGTGATCCATGATGCGACCGAGCAAGTTCACGCGCTTGCGGATCGTTCCAGGCGCCAATTTCTTGGGGCCGATCTTCATGCCCTTCACGTAGTCCTGAGCCCACTGGTAGGTGAGATCTGAGATGCGCAGCCCGTGGGTGTGCGACATGACCAGGTGCAGCAGCTCCCGATCGCTCGCCGTTGGTGGCGGATCGGAGTGCTGCTCGTACATCTTGATGGCCTCCAGCACGAGCGGCGTGCGCATCTGCCTATCGCCCGTCATGAGCTCCGGCGGCACCTTGCCTTCGGCGAACCAGCGTTCGATGTTGAGGGCGTAGTTCCTTGCCTGCGTCTCGCTGTCGAAGGTGAAGAACTTGTCCTTTGGCAGGTCGGGATGGATGACGCGGATCTGGAACTTGCTTCCGCGCTGATTGACGTGGACGCGGCCCGTAGCGCGAGGTCTTCCCATGTTTCGCTCCAGTAGCTTGCTGGGTTCGATTCTACCGCTCCAGACGGACAAAGCGATCTTTATTTCGTTGGCATTGCTAACAAAACTCCCTTGTTTTGGCTTGTTTTGCCTGTTTTTTGAGCACAAAAAGAAAAATGCCGCTACGTTTGTTGTAGCGGCATCTCTAAGATTGGTGCGGTGTTCGGTGGAGGCGCGATCCGGAGTCGAACCGGACTAGACGGATTTGCAATCCGTTGCATAACCGCTTTGCTATCGCGCCGGAAGACGGCCTCCGACAAAAAAGGGAAGCTGCTGCTTCCCTTTTTTTG